TTTTTTGACAAAACTGCCATAATCTTTGATAAAGTGGGATCCATAGTGAGAACCGCCATAATTAGACCTTTTTTGGTTGTGCTGATCTTAATATCTCGTGGCTTCCATTTATGGGTTCTCGTTGATGCTCTTGTTAGCGCCAATGATTTGGAAATTTTTTCACAAATTTTTTTTCTGGATTTGGCTCCTGATTCAAAGGAGGTCAATGTGACATGTGGTCCTCCCCATGTATCGTTGGTTTGGTTATGTTTCAATAATTTTCCTATCCCGAACCCATAAAAATCCAAACCCTTATCGGGAGCCAAATAAATGGCATATGTTGGATCTCCAGCGGCTGGACTTTTTGAAGAACGTGGAATATGAGAAGTGCAAGCCATGAATCGTAATATCGTTGTATCGTTATATCGTAATTAGTATAATATGTTGTTCTTGAAATGAGCTTTCTTGAGAATCAATATTTCAATTTTTTTATTTATGTTTTTCATTTTCCTCGTAAAAATTGGCAAAAGCACAATTATAATGCGTACCAATTTTTACGTAGGCTACACAAATTTTTTCCCTGGCAGAATTCATCAAATAATAAACAAAACGATGTTCACTGTCTGATACTAAATAATAATTTGGAGGTAATATTAATTTAATGAGGGGACACCAATCACTTTCCCAAGGAACTGACAAGACATGTAAATGACATAAATCTTGACCCGGTCCGTTCAGATGAATGAAAATTATGTTGTCTTTATTTTCGATATCCTCATATTGAATACCATAAGCCCGAAGCTCTTTCAATAAGTCAATTGAATTTGGAAACAATAATTGTTCCACACAAATATTTCGGTTAATTTTTTCAATATGTTCAAGACTTTTGGAATATTTTTTACCCATTAATAATTTATTGGCAAACTAATAATTTTGTTGGTGTTTTCATAAATGAAGATATTGATTGGTTCAATTTTTTTATATTGGTTACAAAATGTTAACACCCGCACTGGCATAACCGGAAACACTTGATATCAAATCTATTCCGGTAATACTCGAGCTAAAAACTAATAAAAGTCTATCACCAGCATTAACTGCAATATTTAATCCTGTCAAAGTGGCCGTAGAAATAGTTCCAATAATAATAGCACCAGTTAAACTTGGTCCTAAATCTAATTGGGTACCTACAATTGGTGTAAAAATATTGTTGGGTGCGGTGGAAATCCAAAGTTGGGCATGAATTGTAATCGTACTGCCTATCAAAGCCAATGCAACTGTGGTAGAAAAATAAGCAGTAATATCGGTGATTATACCTTGACGGGGTACGCTAAATGCAAAATTGAGTAACATACCTGGTGCACCAATCAAATCAATGCTCACTCCGGAAACATCAACACTATCAATAGATGATCCAAAACCAATCAGGGCACCTGTACTGGCCAGAGCCGCAACTGTGGTCAATGTTACAGGTGTTCCACTGGCATAAGCAATCATGGTGCCTCCCATAGATGATCCTGTATCACCCTTATCTCCTTTTTCTCCAGTCGCACCAGTGTCACCAATGTCACCCTTATCACCTTTTTCTCCCGTAGCACCAATGTCTCCTTGATCTCCCTTGTCTCCCTTTTCTCCTGTAACACCAATGTCACCTTGGTCTCCTTTGTCTCCCTTTTCTCCTGTAACACCGATGTCACCTTGATCTCCTTTGTCTCCCTTTTCTCCTGTAACACCGATGTCACCTTGATCTCCTTTGTCTCCCTTTTCTCCTGTAGCGCCAATGTCACCTTGGTCTCCTTTATCACCCTTTTCTCCCGTAGCACCAATGTCACCTTGGTCTCCCTTGTCTCCCTTTTCTCCGATAACACCGATGTCACCTTGGTCTCCTTTATCACCCTTTTCTCCTGTAGCACCAATGTCTCCTTGGTCTCCCTTGTCTCCCTTTTCTCCTGTAACACCTGTATCACCAATGTCACCTTTATCTCCCTTTTCTCCTTTTTCACCAGTAGTACCTGTATCACCTGTATCACCCTTATCACCCTTTTCTCCGGTAGCACCTGTATCACCGATGTCACCCTTATCACCCTTTTCTCCAGTAGCACCAATGTCTCCTTGGTCTCCCTTATCTCCTTTTTCACCAGTGACACCTGTATCTCCCTGATCCCCTTTATCACCTTTGTCACCTGTGTCACCTTTAATGTTTTGTTGGAATAACCAAAAACCACCTAATTTCTTGTAAACGTCATTTGCCAAATTATCAAAATAAACATCTCCATCTTCTCCGAGTAACGGATCAGGTATGCCATCTCCAAAAAGAATTTGGTTACCAGCTTCTCCTTGGTCTCCCTTGTCTCCTTTGTCACCTTTAATGTTTTGTTGGAATAACCAAAAACCACCTATTTTCTTGTAAATGTCATTTGTCAAATTATCAAAATAAACATCTCCATCTTGTCCGAGTAACGGATCAGGTATGCCATCCCCAAAAAGAATTTGGTTACCAGCTTCCCCTTGATCGCCTTTGTCTCCTTTGTCACCTGTGTCTCCTTTATCTCCTTTATCTCCTTTATCACCTACATCACCTTTTTCACCTTTCTCACCAGTATTGCCTTGCAAGTTCACTTGGAAAATCCAAAATCCACCAATTTTTAAGTAAACATCGTCTGTTTCAGTATCAATATAAATGTCTCCGTTATTTCCGATCGATGGATCCGGAAAATCATCACCAAATAATATTTGACTGCCTGCTTGGCCGGGATCACCGTCATCGCCCTTATCACCCTTATCTCCTTGATCTCCTTTATTTCCCTTTTCCCCTAGATCTCCCTTTATTCCTTGATCTCCTTCGTTTCCTTTATCTCCTTTGTTTCCCTTTATTCCTTGATCTCCTTGGTTACCCTTATCTCCTTTCTCTCCTAGATCTCCCTTTATTCCTTGATCTCCTTCGTTTCCTTTATCTCCTTTGTTTCCCTTTATTCCTTGATCTCCTTTCTCTCCTTGATCTCCCTTTTCTCCTTGATCTCCCTTTTCTCCTTGATCTCCCTTTTCTCCTTGAGGACCATCAGGATCACCTTTTTCACCTTTGTCACCTTTTTCTCCGGGAGATCCCTGCAAATTTCCTTCCAATACCCAAACACTCAATATTTTAGAATAAATATCGTTTGTTATTTGGTCAAAATAAACATCTCCATCTGATCCGATTAAATTATTTGGAGAGCCCTGGCCAAAAATTATTTGACTACCATGTCCTTCTGGTCCTACATCACCTTTGTCGCCTTTAGAGCCACGATTACCTTTTGAGCCATCCACACCATCTTCACCTGGATTTCCTTTATCACCTTTATTTCCTTTGGCACCATTAATGTTTTCTTGAAAAATCCATTGACCAATAACCTTTTGGTAGACATTACCATTATTCGTATCAATATATACGTCATTGTGTTGGCCAATGTTATTGACTGGTGGTCCCTGGCCAAAAATGATTTGACTACCAGGATTACCTGGAAGACCAGAATCTCCTTTTTGTCCTTTGGCACCCTGCACTCCTGGGACGGAATGTTGAGGAAAATATTGTAGATATTTAATTTTTTCCTCTAACTGTTGTATTTTATTATTAATGAAATTAAATCGTTTGTCCAAATAATAAGACATTTTATATGTATTTAACTAACAAAAAAATTGATATCTTAATCAATTCAAATATCATCAGTCCTATCACCATTAATTTAGCATACAATATGACAATATTTTTTGATATCACGGAAATAAAATATTACTTAATCAATTTCTTGAACATCAAATCAATAGGTAATATCATTTGTCTTGACAAGAGAACTTATGGTTTGATTAGTTCCATGCCAATTTACTTTGAAATTATGAGTTGTTTATCACATCGAGGCCGTGATAAAATTTTTATCCGATGTCTTTTTTTAAATGCTTGCGAACGTGGTTATTTGAGATTGGTATCAAATTTATGCGTTAATGATTTCAATCAAATCACTCATGTTTTGGACCAGGGACTAATTATGGCCTGTGCCAATCATCATATTGACACAATAAAATTTTTAATCAAAATGGGAGCCAATATTAATACCAATAATGGATTGGCAATTCAGTTGGCCTTTTTGACGAAATGTGAAGAAGATTTACTTAAATTTTTTTTGAAATACGATATCAGTAAATTTATCACCCAACAATTCTTAAAACAACATATTACCAATATTAATACGAAGATGATTACATTTTTTGCCAGTGAATTACTCAAAGATGAAACTCAACACAATGATATATTACTGGAAGCATGTCGTGTTGGTAATTTGGATTTGGTCAAATTTTTGGTTAATACGAGTACCAATGCACAGTCAATAATTGATTCCGCTTTTGCTAGGGCCTGTCAATATGGTCACTTTGATTTGGTGCAGTTTTTGGTAGAACACGGAGCCGATGTCAACACGGCTGAACTGAATTTTTCCGTAATACGAGTTCCTTGTCATCTAAAAATGAATATTGTTAAATATTTGGTGGAATGTGGAATGAATATTTCTAGTAATGCATTGTTATATTCGGCTTGTAAACGTGATTGTTTGGATATTGTCAAATATTTGGTAGAACACGGAGCTAATATTCATTTGCATAACGACTTAGCTTTGCAAATTGCAAGTGAATATGGTTCTCTGAGCGTTGTTGTCTATCTTGTGGAAAATGGAGCCAATATTCATGCGGAATCAGATGCAGCATTTCTGAAAACAAATCATATTTATGTGATCAAATATTTTCTTGAAAATGGAGTTGACGTACAAACTCAAAATAATTTGGCTATAAAAAGAGCCTGTCGTGCGAACAATTTGGATAACATCAAATTGTTAATTAATCATGGTGCCGATGTCAATGTGGATAATGGATCACTTTTGTCTATTGAATATAGGCCTAATTTAGAAATTGTTACTTTATTATTAAAAAATGGATATGTGTTATGTCACGAACATTATACTGATTTTTTTCTGATTTTTCGTGAAGCATGTGAATTTGCTTCTAAGTATAATACAGTCCAACATTGGGATCGTGTTAATTTTTATATGGAATACAGACTCCGATATGATATCAGCGATGAGAGTTTATTTCAGTATATAAAAATGGCTCTCATATTCGATTATTTTGACATTGCTAAGGTTTTGATTGAAAGTGGTGCCAATATTCATATACATAATGAATATTTATTAATGTGTGCTTGTTTAAAAAAAAGATTTGACATTGCGAAATTGTTGATAGAACGAGGCGCAAATATTTATTGCAACCCTCATATTTTTCTCTTTGTTAGAGAACATAATTTGTGTTGAGGTGTAGTTGTAAAATTAAAATATAT